GGTGATTTGTAACACCGTCCAATAAGGTTGGCTTTGTTTATCCCTTCTATCCACGCTTTCGCGCTCAGTGGTTCAGGTATAACTTAGCTGACCTACCTGATTTAGTGGTCAGTACCATTGTAGCGATGGGTGGAATCGAACCACCATCAGCCCTCATGCTCATTGCCATAAGTCCGTGGTCATCACGCCGTCGCAATACAAAAAAGAAATAACCTACCGAGCGTTCTGACATCCCCTGCCTGCAAGCAATAGGAGCGTACTAAGCCTTTCGAACGGTTATTCCTCTGGTTTCGCCTAACTCACACTCATTGGGATTCGTTATGACAGGTATTCAGTAATCCCGTCTTGGTCATTCTCGATGCGTTGCTCTTGCAAGTCGTTGGCATCCCGCAACTTATTTGCAAACCACAGCTTGAACTCCATCATATCATCACCATGACAACCCCATGAGCCATTCTTGATGACGCTTCTGCGGTGTCCGTTTTGATCGTACATAACGAGGAAGGCATATATGTATGGACTGAGTCTTGCGTGTCCCTCTTCGACTCGATACTCGATAGCTATCTTGACTACCTTTCTCCCGAACTCATTGCGTCCTGGGATTAGTGTGCTTGTGAGTATGGACTTGTGGTTATCGGGGTTGATTCCGACTACTTCCAGTCTGTCCCATGCATCCAGCAAGTGGGTCAATTTAAGGTGTGTACATTTCATGTAATTGAGATTTTGATTAGTGCCGATTGGCTTTGCAAATATACAACATTTAAACCCTGTTGTCAAGTTTTTTTTCTAAGTCTCTGACTTACAATGTTTTAGAATGGCAATTCCTCTGCCGTTAGTAGGAATTCGTATCGCGCTTTGTCTAGGTAAGCACAGGCATCTACATCTCTGCCTTGCGCCCACACTGCCAGACCTGTCTTTGCGTAGTGTACGCATCGCTCGCTCCTGATCGCTTCACCCTTGCGAATCATAATTTCAAATGTACTTCGTGTCATAATTTCTCGTCTTGGTATTTGTCATGCTGTTCGTCCGCCTGTTCATAGTAATCGCGCTCCTCGCATTCGTCATCTGACGGGTAGTCGTACCCTTCTTTCCATAAGTTACTCATAGCTTCCAGTTGATTCCATGTATTCGTCGATCAGCGCGGACTCGAATCCGCCCACTGTCTTAGGCCGCTCGTACAGCGCGTCAATGTGTTGTTGTGTTTTCATAGGTCAATGATTACGCCCTTCTCTTTGAGGGCTTCGATTATGTGTTCAGGGAGTTCAAAGCATCCGTCATACCCCACGAGGGTAACTGAGCCGTCTGATTCGAAGTCCACTTCGAGTTCACCATCGGCATAGAAGCGTTCTCCGCCTGTGTCTATGTCGTAGGTTTCGTACCATCCGCCGTGTTCTGGGTCAATGCCCACGGTGGTTTCCATCGCCCAGCCTGATACTGTGCTGTTGAATTTGTTGTTGAATTTCATTTTTTCAGGGATTGAATCGTTACGATTACCGTTCCCACAGCGTAGGCACAAAGGATTGCTGTGCTCATTTGATTGAAGTTTCGAAGTTTGGGACTCCCAAGGTGTATCCTCGGCGAGTGTCATGTAGCATAAGCATAGGTTGGATTTCCACAGGGTCATTGATGCCCCATACATCCTTGTCATCTGTGATGACCCCTTGCTCTTTTAGGTACTCATATGATTGCCCTACGATATCGCCTATCTGATAGTCGTATGAGAGCCACTTGGCAACGTTGTTACGTTCGTCCTTGATTCTAACCCTAGCACCTTTGGTGTTGGTTGGACTGAAAAACTCGATGTGCAGGGCACGGAGTCGGGGGATGTGATGTGTGTTCATGTGATTGAGATTTTGATTTGACACAGACGCTTCGCAGCGTTTCGACCACTCAGGTCTCGTCAGTGTGCCTGACCATTAAGTCTGTGGATTTCATCCAGAAGCCACCACCTCTGCTCGTCAGTGAACGCCCCGTACGTCTGAAGCTGACGCCCCTCGAAGTACTTCACTTTGTCCACGTTCTGCTTGAACATGTGGTAGGCAATCTTGGGTAAGTACCCGTTTTCGTATTTGCTCATGTGATTGAGATTTTGATTTTGAAGACGATGCAAATATACAACATTCAAACACCGAAGTCAAATTTATTTTCATTTCCTCAGTGTTTACAGGGGCTTCAGAGCCATCGATTACGGATGGTCACCCAGATAACAGCCTGCAACTCGTAAGGTTTGTAACCCATGCTCCGTGCCAGCTTGCAGAAGTGTCCGCTCAGTCGGTCGTATTGCAGAGGGGTCACGCTGGTTTGTACCTCCTTGGGTGTCTGCGATGTAGTCACGAAGGCACGAAGCATCCACTTGTCAATTGTAACGACAGACTCATCCATCATCCCCACATTGAGGGCGAAAGCGTGAGTTTTCCTAGCCTTACGGAGCATTTCGATATCTCCACTCAAGATCGCCCACGCCCTGCGCTTGTTGCTCGTATATGTGCATACCTTGACAGACTCCATGGATTCACCATTCACAAAGGCTTGGATGAGATTGAATGCATCAATCTTATTACGCTCCCACTTGTTGTTTGGCGAGAGTGCGCTGATGACTGCCGCGGCTACGACCTTGGATATATTGAAAGTTATCGATAGATACTCAGCGAATTCCATGGCAGAAGCATACCATGCTTTGCCCTCTCGTATTTCGTCCTCCGTCGCACGCCCCGTCCACGATTTAACGTGAGCGGTGACGCGCTTCAGTGGGTATGTGCTTAGGCTATTCATACTTCAAAGTTCATTGTGAGTTTCTCAGCCTCCAGAAGCGTAGCTTCTAATTCAGCACTTGCGGCTTGGATTTTAAAGCGTCGGATGCCTTCCTCGGGTGTCTCGCCAGGTAGGAGGGTGAGCGTCATCTGCTCTCGCTTGACTGCCTTGCGCTCCTCAACAGGCACTTCCATTCGAGGCTCTAAGGGTTGCGCTTCCTTGCCAGTGACAGCGTGAACAACCTTCGTTTTCTTGACCTTACCAACCTTGTTGGCAGTTGCAGTCCGTGCTTGTGCTTGCTCAAGCCCAGCCTCGCTGGAACGTTTGGGTCGCTTGACAGCCTTGGAAGCCTTTACAGGCTTTTTCTTGCGCTTTGGCTTGTTCGTAGGCTCAGGGTCTGGTACGTCATGGAAAAGGATAAGAGCAACCAATTGCTTTTTGGTCATTTTCAGAAGCCTAGCTTCGTCAGTCATCGCAGGCTTGACTGCCTTGGGTGCCTTAGTGGGATGGTCTGGTAGCGAGTCCCAACCAGTCTTAGCCTTAGGTTCAGGCTGAGAGTCCCAAAACTGCTCAGAGTGAATGTCACCCTTTATGGGCTTACGCTTGGACTTGGGTGTCGTAGCGACACGCTCTGAAGCGTATCGAGCCTTGTTAGCGGCTTTCCGTTCAGCCTTCGTAAACTTGCGCCCCGTCTCAGGGCAGTGGGTTGGTGTGTATGTTAACATACTATTGAGATTTTGATGAACCGACAGCGGTGGCGATTCGGGGCAAAGGTATGTCATTCAAGCACCTTTGTCAAGTGCTGAGGTGAAAGTTTTTTCGAAAGCCCAGCAAATACAGGGGTTTCAGAGGCAAAGTTTTTTTGGGTCGCCTTGTGTGCGTGCCTGCATCATGACGCACCATGAGGGGTCACGTGAGGGTCATCTGGGGGTGTGCGGATTGCATGGCTGTGTGCCTGCGTGTACGTGTATATGTGAGCGTGCATATAGTCGTGGGTGGGATTGTCACAGTCTCTTTCTCAGAGGTTTAGCGTCCCTAACTTCAACTTTTGCTTGAGCCATATGCTGTCAATATCCTGCTTCTCAGCTAGTTACGGCATACAAAAAGCTCAAATGTGTGCGCGTTATGCGGGTGTATTGTAGGGGGGTGGGTTGCATGATGTGTTTTGGGTGCGCTTGCGTAGCGTGTACATGTATATATAATCCCCTAGATCTGTATTACTGACCTTTTTAACCCTTGTTTTAGAAATCTTTTTTTACAAAAAAATACCTTAATAAGGTTTATTAGGCTGTATATTAGTCAATTAGGGTAGCTTACATAAACTGCTTTATAGACTTGACTTTGTAAGAAAAAAGTTGTAACTTCGCCAAAGCTCTCTAGCGATAAACCTAAGAAGCTGTTTTAAACCTACGAAGCTATCTTTAGGATTACTTATGAAAGTAATAAATCAGAAGCTCTGAAGCGTCAATCAAACTAATTAAGTTGTAAAGGCGCAAAAACTGTCTTCATTATATTTGCAGTATGAGAGTTAAGAAGCGTAACTACAAAGAGGAGTACAAGAAGTTTGGATCTGGCGGCAGAGCAAAGAAGAAACGGGCTGAGCTAAACCAGTACAACCGAGAGAAAGGAACCTATGGGAATGGGGACAGCCTTGATGCATCTCATAAGGGTGGGAAGATCGTAGGTTTTGAGGCAGAGGGTAAGAATCGTGGTAGGCGAGAGAAGTCCCGACTCAAGAAAAAGAAATAACTTATATTTGCGGTATGGCCGTACTCACTGTAACGATTAAAGAAGAGCTCACGCTAAACGGATCAAACCGTGGTAGCGAGAACATAACCTCTATAGCAAGCGTAACTCAATCATTCAACAGAATTGTAACATTACCAGCTAATGGTGGGTCTGGAAATACACAGACTACCGTTGCTGTATTTAAAGATACTGTAGATACGGATATTAGGACTGGAATTAACGGCGCCATTGACGATGGAGACGCTAAGTATATAAGGGTTACTAATTTGGATGCTGATAATAGCGTTACTCTTTCTCTTCAGATAGCCGCTTCAGGTACAGACTCAGCTGGTGATTCGGCAAGTGTATTACTCGCTCCTGGTAAGAGCTTTATCTTGGGTGGTTCTGCGGATGCAATCGCAGTTGATGACGACGCAGCCACACCGATTACTACTTTAGTTCACTTAGAGAGTATCTTGGCAGTTAACGCTACCAACGACACAACACAATTAGAAGTATTTATAGCAAGTTAATATCATGAAGACTAAAAAGTATATGAAGGGAGGGAAGGCCGCCATGTATGACATGGTGAAGAAGTACATGGCAGGGGGGAAGATGGGTAACCCAAAGGCAGAAAAGCTAAAACTATTAAAACAACAGCTTTTAGCAGCTAAAAATAGTCAGTACGCTACCGAAAAAGATAGATCTAATGATATCGCTATGATACAGCGTCAGATCCGAGATCTTGGAATCTAATTAGGCTTTATGATTGCTAAAAAGTACGATAGAGGCGGGTCTACAAAACCCAAGTACTCCAAAGCCAGGGGCAAGGAACAGTCTCCAGAAGAAAGATTATCCGATGCTATAGCTAGCCAAGGAAGAGGGGCAAAGGATTTAATGTATATGCTTAGCGCTATGCGATCACCTACATCTATAGAGCGTAAAGCTGAGATGTTTGATCCCAGTAGAAGGTTTAAATCTAAGGGTAGGGCTTTCGAGAATAACAGAAAAGCTATGTATCAAAGACCTTCTGATGTAGAGGGTAAGTACGAGGGCTCAGGAGCTCTACCAACAAGAAAAGATGTAAGAGACATAACTGGAGGTAGAGGTGATATGGGATCAAGGGTTGAGACCGAGGTCGCTAAAATGCTTCGAGATCCAGCTGTTATTAGATACTTCATGGATTTATACGGTGAGTCTGGAAAGCAAAAAAGATCTAAAACAGTTTCTCTTGGAGGCAGGGGCAAAAGCGCTTCTGAATGCGAGATAGAGTTTAAGTCTGGAAATGTGAGCTCCGAGTGCAAGGCTTTCGCTAGGAATATGAAGGGTTAGTGGGTAGTAAAAACTACTTCAATCCGAGGCTTAAGAGAATTAACCCTGCGTATATTGCAGAAAAAAATAAATTCAATGAGGTTAAGCAAAAATCTAACGCTAAAAGAAGTGGTGAAGTCCAACACCGCGACCCGAAAGGGGATCGACAACACCCCTGACCAGTGGGCTATCAACAATATAAAGGCTGTTGCGGAAAATATCTTCCAACCTATACGTGATCACTTCGGTGTACCTATCGGGGTGTCGTCTGGATTCCGAGGAAAGGACCTCAATAAGGCTATTGGGGGTAGTAAATACTCCCAGCATATGATTGGGGAGGCTCTCGACCTAGATGCAGACATGTACGGGAAGGTAACTAACGCCGAAATCTTTAATTACGTCAAGAATAATCTCGATTGGGATCAGATGATCTGGGAGTTCGGGGATGACGAGGAGCCAAACTGGGTGCATATATCATACAAAGATGATGGGCCTAACAGAAAGCAGATAAAAAGGGCTCGAAGGGACGAAAAAGGCAGGACTTACTACACCGTAGAGACCTAAAAAAACTTCTCTATATTCGCGGTCCTAAATTTTTTATTATGCGCGAAAAAGAAGAAGACTTCAACGTAGATTTCCTAGATACAGAAAGAGTTAAAGAGACCGAAGAGAAGGTCAAGACTGGTAAGATCGTGTGTGATATCCACGCACCAGAAGGCTGCGAAAACTGTAGCGGCTAAAGAGTGTTGTAGAAACGCTGTACCGTCATTCTGCCTTTCTGCGATAGCGCATATCTTACACGGTAATTAAATTTAGTCTCATCTCGGAACAAGTGATCCTCTAAAGTTTGAGAAGGGGTCAGCTTATCGAAGTGCTTGTATAGATAACCAAGCTTCATCAAAGGGTAGACTATCCTATCTGCTAGGTTCTTCTTGTACATCCCGTAGTTCTCTGCCACCCACGATATAGTAAAGAACTCCAGATCGTAAATGAACAGCATAAAATATAAGTATCCCCTAGTGAGGTCAGGGTTACTCTCTATGAAGTCGTTCGTACCAGTTCTTAAGTTCTTTAAATGGTTTTGTTTAACATACCTAGTGGGCAGCTTAGACATTTCCCTGAACATCCTTGTTTTCCTTACTTGAGACCTCGGCATATTACTTTGTATATTTGACTTAAACGAATTTACACCATGAACCCTAAAGACACCCTCTTTTTTGCCGAAATGTATTCTCTGGTTAAGAAGATGGAGGATACCATAATCGAATTTGAAATGAAAGATCGGACCCTAGCCGCTATTGTAATAGGAGTAATAGATTACGATGCTATGGAAAATGAAGACGAAGGTGCTGAAATGAAAACTATGTACAGCTTTAATTTAGAAAATAGAGAAGAGCTAGAGACATTGAAGCAAATAATGGACACCACCTATCAAAGCAGTGATGATGAGTCACTTGATGGTCTACTCGGTGACTTGGGAATATCACTTAACTAAAATGGAAGGACTTATTAGAAAGATTGTGGTCGGACGAGACCCTAAAAACGGCATGGCCTATTATGTAGGAATGAGAGCGGGGTCTGGAGAGGTGTCTGCTATCGTAGAAGACGAAAGACATCTACATAAGTTTGGAAAGCAGAGATATCTTATATACATTGAAAACGATGAAGGCACTATGCTCTGGAAAGCAGTAGATGAGATGCCATGTGTACTTGAATTTGATTTAAATTTTTAATTAATGAGGACGTTTAATTTGTTTGTTGTCGAGCTAGAAAAGACGATGAATGACACCATTACAACAGATAGTGGTTTAGAGCTTTATATAGATAATAGATTCAATGAATTTGAAAACAGAATTACAGAAGGCCCTGTCGTCTCTGTCCCTTTTAAGTACGAAACTGGCGTCAAGCCTGGCGACACGCTTTACTTCCATCATCTCGTGGTTATCAATGAAGGCCAGCCACTTACTGGTGATGACAATCACTACCTTGTCAGGTATGATGAAGATCACGCTATCAATAATCAAGCTATTGCTTTTAAAGATAGCGACACGGGTGATGTCCACCCTCTTGCGGGCTGGAGCCTCCTTGAGGCTATCGAAGAAGAGACGGTTCAAGAATCGTCGATTATCGAGGTTGTTAAACTTGAAGAGAAACTGCCAACAAGAGGTAGAGTCGCATTTACGAGTTCTGGGATTAAGGAAATAGGTCTATCCGTAGGCGATGTAGTTGGATTCAAAGAAAACCGAGACTACAGAATCACCATAGACGGTAAAGAGTACTACAGGACCAGGATTGCCGACTTGCTTTACAAAGAAATTTAATTGACATGTTTGAAATGGATAAAGATCACCTCTGGCATTTGCTAGAGGAAGAAGAGTGTTTGCTTGCTGATGGGTTTGATGATGCTGTAATAGGAATTAGCCACCAGACTCACGATGTATCAAGAGCTGTATACGATATAGGAAAGATCATTGCCATCCTTTGCGAAGACGATGAGATGACCGACGAGGATGCTATGGAGCACTTTGAGTACAATATAGCTGGGGCTTACCTAGGCCCTAAGACGCCAATATTCGTTTTTGGTTATGGCGAGTAAATTCACGACAGTAAGCGCAGCCAGGAAACTTATGGAGAGTATGGAGATCGCAATCAACAATATGATTGAAGAGATCAAGAAGCCTGTCGATCCAGAAGCGGGGGGCTCTGCGCGTAAGGCCGAGCTCCAATCCATAAAGCAAACGGCTATCGACTGTAAAGAGCTTTTGGTGGAGCGCCAAAGGTTAGAACAAATGGTTAAAGAACTAAAGACAAATGGAGAAATCGAACAAGACAAAGACTACTCAGGAGGATTCGCAGAAAGATTCTCTAAATGAAGCCAGCGGTTTAATATATTGGGATGACTATAGCTTTGATAATCAGTCAGTTACTGTAGATCACTTAAAGGTAAACTTTAAGATCAGTAAATCTAAGTAACAATAATTCTAGAATGGCCTATAAAAAGAAAGAAGATCAGGCTAGGGCGGGGGCTAAACACTATAAGGATAATTGCGAAAAAGTAAAGGCTAGGTCAAAGAGAAGAAATACATCTCAAAGAAAAAAAAATAAAGATTTTGTCTGGAGGGTAAAACGCATGTTTAATTGTGTTGATTGCGGAGAAAATAATCCTGTAGTTCTTGAGTTTGATCATGTAAGAGGCAGTAAAAGAGGTAATATATCAGACATGGTTCGTTGGTCTTACTGCCTTAAAACAATAAAAGAAGAGGTTCGCAAATGCGAAATAAGATGCGCTAATTGCCATCGTAAAAAAACACACGAAAGAAGATCGCACCAGTAGCTCAGTTGGATAGAGCATCTGCCTTCTAAGCAGACGGCCACAGGTTCGAGTCCTGTCTGGTGTACTAATTAAATCAAACATTATGCCTGATCTTATTTGCATAAAATGTAAAGCAGAGAAATCTGTAAGAAACCTTACAATGAAATTCAAAGATGGTGGTGTTTACTACCCTGAAGGACAGTGTGAGTGTGGCGAACAAATGGAGATTAAAAACCCTAAAGAAGGCGTACCTTCGTTGGGTAGAATGAACTCCCACGGACAGAGCTATTGATGTCCACTATAATCGACATAAAGGGTTATGAAAGTAAAGGGATTAAGATCGACCCTAACGATACAGAGGGAGAAGCTATCGAGCTCCACGGGCTACTCGTGGTCCTGCCGAAGAAACCGCGCAAATCGGAAATTCTCTTCTATGACCAACCAAAGAAGTTGCAAATGTGGAGGCGTATCCCTATGCCAGAGGAAATGCTCAGAATACGCAGTATGGATGAGTGGCTCGAAAAACCTGCCGAGTTTCGGAACAAGTTTCGTTCTTACATCGAACAAGAGTTTCAGCGTAGGCGCGACGGTGTATGGTTTTACAATAATGGGGAACCTACGTATATTACAGGGAGACACTATATGTTTTTACAATGGTCTAAAATTGATATCGGATACCCATCATACCTCGCTTTCCAAAAAGACATCTTTACGCACATGGCTGCTTGTGAAGCTGACCCTCGTTGTTTCGGTCAGCTTTATACTAAGTGTCGTCGGTCTGGCTACACTAACATATGCTCTGCTGTCCTTGTGGATGAAGCTAGTCAAGTTAAAGAGAAGCTTCTTGGTATACAGTCGAAAACTGGTAAAGACTCGCAAGAAAATATTTTCATGAAGAAGGTGGTTGCGATATTTCGCAGTTACCCATTTTTCTTTAAGCCTATCCAGGACGGAACTACAAACCCTCGTATGGAGCTGGCCTTTCGCGAGCCATCAAAGCGTATTACTAAAAACAATAAAACATCATACAGGGGTGATGCTTTAAATACGGTGATTAACTGGAAGAACACCACAAACAACGCATATGACGGTGAGAAACTTCACATGCTTTATCTAGATGAAGCGGGTAAATGGGAAAAGCCAACCGATATTAGAGAAGCATGGAGGATTGAGCGTACGTGCTTGATTGTTGGCCGTAAAGTAATAGGTAAGGCCATTGTGGGCAGTACGGTAAATCCAATGAACAAGGGAGGAGATGAGTATAAAGGCTTGTGGCATGACTCTGACCCCAATGAGCGAAACAATAACGACAGAACTAAGACGGGGCTTTATAGAATATTTATTCCAGCTTACGACGCCTTAGAAGGTTTCTTCGATATTTACGGTAATGCTGTTGTAGAGGATCCACCCCAAAGCGAACACATACAAGGAATAGATGGAGATACCATCGAAATTGGCAGTAAGACCTATCTCAAGAATGAACGCAAGTCGTTTAAAGACAACCCTTCAGAGCTTAATGAGGTTACTCGACAGTTTCCGTTTACCGAAGATGAAGCATTCAGGGATAGCATCGAGGGAAGCTTATTTAATATAGGTAAGATATATCAACAGATAGAATATAACGACGAGCTATTTCCCAATCCTGTCGTTGTAGGTAACTTTACGTGGAAGGAAAAAGACAAAGAAGTTGTTTTCTCGCCCACCCCTAACGGTAGGTTTAGGGTGTCTTGGATGCCTGATCCTTCTGAAAGGAATATATCTAAAACTGAAAGAGGTAAAAAAATAGCTCCTTTTACCTCTTACGGCTGTGGAGGTGTTGACTCATATGACTTAGATGCCACTGTGGACAATAGAGGGTCTAAAGGTGCTCTTCATATGTATAATAAGTTTAGTATGAACCGTCCTTCTAATATGTTTGTTGTGGAATACGCCTCTAGGCCAGACCTAGCTAGCATATTCTATGAGGATGTGCTTATGTGTGCGTTTTATTATGGGTATCCTTTACTTGTAGAGAACAATAAGTACGGTATCGTAAGATACTTTGAGTCAAGGGGTTATGATGGCTACTTAATGGATAGACCGAGACACCTTATGAGTAGTTCTTCTCACGTAAACGTAAAGACAAAGGGGATACCATCTAACTCCCAGGATGTAATACAGTCTCACGCTCAATCTATAGAAAAGTATATTCACGATCATGTTGGTGTGAATTACGAAAGCGGAGAGACAGGCACCATGTATTTTAATAAAACCCTTGAGGATTGGATTGGATTTAAAATAGATAAAAGAACTAAGTTTGACTTAACTATTAGCTCTGGACTGGCCTTACTTGCAGCTCAAAAAGAAAAACAAAAAACTAAGTCTGACTTTAAAGAAAAGGTATTTTTCAGAAAATATAAGGTCTAATGATGATTTGTTATATTTGCAGGATATGCATAATGCAAGTAAATCATGAGCCTCGATAAAAACAGCAAGCATTCTTTCCCAAACCCTCTAGCAGACGCATCAACTAAACAGGGTAAGTCATATGGATTACAGTATGCAAAGGCTATTGAGAATCAGTGGGGCAAAATAAGAGAGGCTACGTCTCTTTATGGTAAAAGAAATACCGTCTTTGAAAGAAGCAGGGATTACGCTAATGGTACTCAAGACACTAGCATATACAAGAAGCTTCTTCGTTCGTTAAATCCTAACGATGGTGATGGGAGTTTAATGAATATGGATTACACTCCTGTTCCTATCTTACCCAAGTTTGTTAGGGTTGTAGTAAATAAAATTCTCTCTAAAGACCCCTATCCAAATCTAGAGGCTGTAGACCCTTTGTCTTCATCTGAGAAAAACAACAAGAAAAGAAGAATTGAAGTTCAGATTGAGAATAAAGAAAAGCTAAAAGCGCTTAAAGAAAAAAGAGGATTAGTATTGGATATTGATCCAGATGAACTCCCAGACACATTAGAGGAGGCTGAAATACTTTTAGGCACCAATGTAAAAACTGACGCAGAGATTGCTGCCCAGATAGGGACCAATATGACCCTTTCTTGGAATAACTTTAATGACGGAACTTTACGGAGATGCGTTAATGACCTCGTAGCTCTAGGTATGTGTGTTGTGAAAAGAAGCAATGATCCTAATCACGGAATTAAGACTGATTACGTAGATCCCTCTACTTTTATTCATAGCCATACAGAGGACCCGTTTTTTGAAGACTTGATTTATGCGGGTCATGTTAAGTCTATCTCTATACAGGAGTTAAGAAGAATATCTGCTGGTGAAATTACAGAAGAGGAATTAGAGAATATAGCGAAGTCAGTTAAGGGTAAGTACGGAAACAATTCTAGTTCTTTTGGTAAAAACGGTTACAACAGCCTATCTCAAACAACTGATTACGGGTATGACGAGTACATGGTAGATGTGCTTGAGTTCGAGTTTATTTCTGTTGACTGCATATACTTTGAAGAAAAGCAAAACCGCTTTGGTAACGTAAACTTTTTTATGAAAGGGCTTGAATACACTGAAAAACCAGGCAGTGTATTTGAAAGAAATCCAGTTAAGATGGATGTTGCTACTGTTTATGGGGGTATGTATGTTATGAATGGATCTGACATCGTATTTAATTACGGTAGGTCTAAAAACGTTCCAAAAAATATACACGACATATCATCTGTAAGGCTGTCTTATTCTCCAGTGGCTACCAATATTCGGGATATGATGCCGAAGTCTATGGTGTCTAGCTGTACTGGTTTTGCTGACATGCTCCAGCTGACCCACCTTAAGATCCAGCAAGCTATCGCTAAAGCGAAACCAGACGGATTGATTATTGATATCGAGGGATTGGAGAATGTGCAGCTAGGCAAAGGCGGAGATTTACAGCCTTTGGATTTACACGATATCTACGAACAGACTGGTGTGTTCTATTATAGAAGTAAAAACCCAGAGGGAGGATTCCAGAATCCACCAGTAAGGGAAATAGGTAATAGTATCCGAAACATCAACGAGCTTATCGGTCTTTATAATCACTATCTGCGTATGATCCGAGACGCTACAGGCGTCAATGAGATGATGGATTCTTCCACACCTAAAGGGGATACTTTGGTGGGTGTTCAGCAAAACGCTATAGCCGCAGGAAACAATGCTATATATGACATAACTAATGCTTCTATGGTTCTTTACAAGAAAGTTTGTGAGGATATAGTTAAGTGTTTGCAGATTATTCCAGAAGATTCTGTTCTTTATGATATATATAGCAATGCAATAGGCAAGGAAAACATGTCTGTTCTTTCTTCATTTAATGATCTCCCTATGTACAACTTTGGCGTCCAGGTTGTCAGAGAAATGGAGGATAAAGACAGAGCTTATTTAGAGCAGAATATCCAAATCTCTTTACAGCAAAAAGAACTAGACATCGAAGATGCGATTTCTATAAGATCCTTGAAGGACGTGAACCAAGCAGAGAGGCTTCTAGTGGTTAGGAGAAAAAAGAGAATAGCCAAACAGCAAGAGATAGCCGCTCAGAACTCTCAGATGCAGGCTCAATCAGCGCAAATGTCAGCTCAGTCTACCTCTCAGGCAAGACAGCAAGAAATGCAGATGGAGGCTCAGCTAGAGGCTCAACAGATGCAGCTTAAGGCTCAGCTAGAGGCTCAGCTTGAGCAGGTTAAGCATGGATTTAGGAAGGAAATAGAGATAATAAAAGCTCAAGCCACCCTTGGATTTAAAACTGACGATCAAGAGTTTAAGGAGAAGATAGAAGTTCTCAAAGAAGATAGAAAGGACGACAGGGTTAAAAAACAATCTTCGGAACAAAGTAAACTTATATCTCAGAGGCAGGGGAAGAGAGGTGAATTAGAGGGCTCTGGAGACAGCGTAGACAATATTGTAAACTCACTATTAGGATAAAATGGCAAGCAAAGTAAACTTAGACGTAGCTGAAAAGCTTGATATCACTTGTAGAAGAGGAGACACCTTTTCCCTTACTCTTACATTAAATGATTCTAGTGGAACTGCTTTAGACTTGACTGGCTATGAGTTTTTAATGGATGTAAAGACTAATCCCGTTCGATCTAGATCAGGAGTTTCTGAAAGGGAAGTGATTGCTTCTAGCAGCCTTTCTTCTTCGACTTCAAACGCCAAGGCTTTAAGCGAAGAACAAAGATCGAAACTAAGTAATGGCTTTGTTTTTAGCGACGGCACTACTTCTGGTGTTGTTTCCGTTACAGCCTCAGCGGATACAATGAAGGAAATGCCTGTTGGTTCTTTTACTTACGATATTCAACAAAAAGTTAGTGAGGTGGTAACCACTATATTAAGGGGTTCATTCACTGTAAACGAAGACATCTCTAGATAACATGGCTATAACGGTAACATCTAGTGGGGGAAATTCCATTGTCGCCAGTGTTAGCGGGGGGACTTCTGTTTCTTTTGATCAGATAGTCCAGTCCATTTCTGTGTCTGTACCTAGGACCTCTCCCGTAGTGGTCGCTAATGTTTCAGGGCCTAAAGGCGATGTGGGAGCCACAGGAGCTACAGGCGCTCAAGGTGTAAGCGGTGAGTCTCCCACCGTGTCTAATATATCGGCCCTGGGTGCTTTATTTAATATCTCAGAAGATACCTCACCTCAGTTGAGTGCCAACTTAGACGTTCAGTCTACATCTCTTTTTACAAGCACGAGCAACGGAGACATACAGTTTACCCCCAACGGAACAGGAAGTGTAAACCTAGACGGAACCGTTAAATTTAAGCGGTTTTCTTCTGGCTCTGCACCTGATCCTTTTGAGGGTGGGATGTATGCTGATGATAATGATGAGCTCTACTTCGGCGTTTCTTGATAAATAACTATCTTTACAAAAAATACATAAATGGCTACTTGGAAGAAAATATTAACAGAAGCAGACGCTCAAAGAGACCTTATAGCGGGTGCTGGTCTTTCTGGAGGGACAAACAATAATGTTCTTGTTGGCTCTGATGCTGATGTTACTATAGCGGTTGACATAAATGGTGCAACTGACCTTGGCAGTGGTGTTGCAAGCGGAGACGAAATCCTAGTTGCTGATGTGAATGCCAGCAACGCGATTAAAAAAACTACAGTAGGTGATATTGTAAATCTTGCGAGCAGTGGGGTTAGCGGCAATACTTTTGCTAGTGACTTAAAAATCGGTAGGGATGCGGACAACCTGATTGACTTTGCTACCGCCGATAATGAAATTACGTTTCGCGCCAACGGTTCCGATGTTTTAGAGCTGACCAACAACTCTGGAGACTCTATCCTCTCTTTGCTTACTCAAGACAAAAACTTTCAGATTAAGGGTAACGACGGCGGTGCTGCTATCCTTGCTCTTGATATCGACATGGCGGCAGCTGGTAAAGCTACTTTTATTGGAGAGGTCGTTGCCCCATCTTTAGATATTGAGAACGACGTCGATGTTAACGGAACCCTTGAGGCCGATGCCATTACCATCAACGGTACAGCTATTGCCTCTGTATTAAGCCCAGTTGCTGGTAACACCAGCCTTGTAACCACTGGCGCCCTTGATACTGGCTCTATTACTTCTGGGTTTGGTAATATAGACGTAGGGGGTAGCTCGATAGCGGCTGGTAGCTTTGATGCTTCAGATGGTAATATAACAAATGTTGGTAGTATATCGCTAGACGCTATTATAGCTGACGGGACTGCCATTACTATAGGCACGGACACATCAGGTGATACCGTAACAATCGGTCACACGACATCAGAGGTTACTATCGGTGATAACTTAACAGTCAATGGTGATCTAACGGTTAGCGGGACAACCACTACGATAAACACCACAAACCTTGAGGTTGAAGACCATATTATCCTGTTAGGCACTAATGCTAGTCCAACGGCAGATACAGGAACTCTTTCTGGAATTGAGGTTGAGACAAGCGGTACAGCATCAAAAAGAGCCAGCATTATATGGACCAAGGATTTAGGGGCATCTAATGACGGAACATATGATGGCTCTGGTACTGCTGTTGGGCTTACTGGCTGGGCATGTACAAATCACCAAGAAAGTAATCAAGCTTCATTCCCTATTGCTGTGATGGAGTTTAGTACTAACTCTACAGCTCCTACGTCTAACTCAGCTGGAGTTGGCTGTTTTCACTATGACACTGGAGACGATAAACTTTATATTAGAACCGCGTAATGAGTCAAATACTGAGGAAGCAAGGCTTCGAAGCAGATGCCTTCACTCAGCAGGAATTAAATTATTTGTTAGCCTTAGTTTCTAGGTCTAACTTCGAGGGACGGGATGTTTTTATTCTTGCTGACGTTGTAAATAAATTGAAAGCTAAAATTAAATCGAATGAAACTGGAAATAAATGAAGTGCAGATATTAAATCAAGCAATAAGTAACTCAACGATTAAAGGATCAGACGCTAAGGCTGTGTCGGATATAATCATAAAGCTTGAGAAAGAGTTCGAGAGACTTTTCAAAGCACAAGAAAAATAAGAAATGGCTACATGGAAGCAAGTTTTACTTGATGGCGACTCTGGCACAACCATTAATAATAACGCTGATAACAGGGTAATTACTGGGTCTGGAACCGCTAACACGCTTAATGGTGAGGCCAACGTAACGTATGACGGAACCGACTTAGCTGTTGCTTCTGGTGGCATCCAACTTGATAATAACCAGTCTTTTTTTGCTAAAAACACGAGCGGCACCGATAGAACATTAGCCAAAGCAGACGGCTCCAATGTGGCTGTATTTAACGGAGGGTTTACCCAGACACTTATTGGCGGGGCAAGCGGAATCACGCTAAGCGGTCCTGTTACCGCAGAATCAATAATCCAGCAGCACGACAATGTAAGTTCTGAGGGGGACTTTGGCGCGGGTGCAGATATTACTTTTCTCGGAAGCTCTAGCACCAGTACCGTGGTTGGTAAGGTCTACTATTACGATGGTAGTACGTGGCAGGCTTTTTCTTCCGCTACAGAAGCTGCTCAAAAAGCTTTATTAGGTATTGCTCTAGGCACTACAATGGCTTCTGGCTTTTTATTAAAAGGTTTTATTCATCCATCTTCTGGCACCTTGACTACTGCTGCACCAGTGTTTGGGGCTACCGATGCTTCTTTCCAATCCGCCGCTCCTAGTAGTGGATTTCAAAGGGTTTTGGGTCACGCGATTAGCACTTCTGCTATTTATTTCAATCCTTCTCAGGAGTATATAGAGCTAAGTTAATGCCTGATATTTCCAAACTTAGTGGTATAGACATCGACTCGGTAGCTAAATTGTCAGGGGTGGCTAAGTCATCTATAGCTAAAGTCGGAGGCGTGTCTATAGCGGCCTCTGGCTTTAGCAACACCAAATCTCTGGACACGGATGGAGTCAACGACTACTTTGAAGCGGCTCTTTCTTCTGACATCGTAAACACCGATACTGGATCTATTTCTTTTTGGGTAAAGCTAACTACAGGGGAAACTGGAACAGGTAGATATATTCAGCTATATGAGAATGGCAGCACCGCCACCAGAATTGAAGTGCTCCTTTTCTATGTATCTGGTTCCCCTCAAGCTAAGTGTATAATGGGGAACTATAGATCACAATCAGCATCCAGGGTTACCAGCGCAAAAACAGAGTCTAGTTTTCACGGAAGACCCTTTTCTAGAAGCTCTGGTAATTATGGCGATTTTGGGGCAGGAGGTTCTGACTATATGTATCAATATGGGTTAGATCTTGATAGCTGGCATCATGTTGTTTTTACATGGGATACGGGCGGTAGCTTTACTTACGGCTCGACTACATACAACGGAGTGCTGAAATTGTATTTTGATGGTGTATTGGTTGATGAAGGTCAGTCAACTGTTCCTAGTAATAGAGGGGTAGGTTCGGCATCATCCATTACTGCCGTTCCTTCTAGCGTGACTATAGACAGGGTAAGAGTGGGCGCAAGCCAAGCAGGTAATTCGCCTCTTGACGGCTTGCATGATGAGGTTGCAATATTTAATAGCGTTCTTTCTTCAACTGATGTAAGCAACATATATAATTCTGGAACTCCTGCCGATCTATCGTCTTACAATAATCTAATTGGTTGGTGGAAATTTGATGATAACGGAAACGATTCATCGTCTAATTCAAACAACGGATCTTTATATAACGGAGCTTCATACAGCTCTACAGTGCCTACGTAATGCTTCCAACCACCAACACTTATTGCATAATAGATTCTAATAATCTTGAATCTATGGACTTCTCTCAACTAGAAGATACTTCCGCAGACACCGTTCGATACAATTTAGAAGGAACTAAATTTATCATAGAGTACTCAGGGCCAAAGCCTGATTTTGTTTTAGCTTCAACCGAGTACACTCACGCCGAGATCAAGGCTTTGGTTTTAGATTTTGAAGAGGGCTGGGAGGAGAGCACCATATAAAAAACCTTATTCTGTTTTTGTTATCTTTGCTTTATGGCTCTAACCAAAAGCGAAAAAGCAAAGATAAAGCGCTACGGACTTTCTGGTTTAAGTAAGCCAAAGAGATCTTCTAGCGGTAAAAAGTCGCATATCGTCGCCGTTAGGATAAACGGTAAGATTAAGATCATTCGCTTTGGGGAGAAAGGTGCGAGCACGGCTGGTAAACCAAAGGCTGGTGAGTCAGCCAAGATGAAGGCTAAGAGAAAGTCATTTAAGTCCAGGCATAGAAAAAACATTGCTAAAGGACCGAGTAGCGCTGCTTACTGGGCAAACAAAGTGAAATGGTAAGAACACTAATCTTTTTCTTGCTGTTTCCAGCAATTGCTTTTGCTCAGCCAAGCTGGGTAAACGTATCTATATTTAGTGATCTCTATGGTGGTGAAACCAGCTGGGAGATATACAACGGTCCAGAGGTTGTCGCTCAGTCTTCTGGGGTTTTATTCAGCAACGCTCTCTCTAACAGCATGGTGTTCTTGCCAGCTGGTGAGTATGAGTTTGTTATATACGACTCTTTCGGGGACGGCATATGCTGTGCGTTTGGTGAGGGTTGGTTTGGATTAAACAACACCTGCGGGTTGGACACCGCTGTGTACGACTTTGCCTTACCTCAAATGAACATTCCCTTTGTCTTGGAGCCTTGCGCTCCACTAGTGCTTGGGTGTATGGACGAAGAGGCAAACAACTACAACCCTTGGGCCACACTAGATAACGGTAGCTGTAACGTGAGTCAATGCCCAGAGGGGGAGGCGTTTGTATCTATGGAGCTTACGTTAGATAACTGGCCCAATGAGACTGGGTTTACTCTCGTCAACCTAGCTGTAGGTGAGTTTTACGATCAGGTGCTTCCAGGTCAGTTTAACTTTGGGGATCAGCTAGCTACATATACATACGATTTTTGCGTATCCCTTGGATTTGAGCTAATACTAACGGATACATTCGGGGATGGCATTAACGGATCTACTAGTGGGGGGCAGGACGGAGCTGTAGTAATCACATCCTGTGAAGACAGCATTATATGGGAGCTTGATGATTTAGCTTTCGCTGCTGATGGGGGTAACGTCTATTACTCAGGGGCTGTATTTGTAGACCCTTGCGTTTCAGAAGAGGCTGTCGTTGGATGCATGGATGACGACTACGTTGATTACAATCCAGAGGCTACTGAGCCCGCTGATTGCTTGACGCTACACACCTGGGGCTGTATGGATTCTGAATCTTTTAACTACGATAGCACCGCTACAATATCAGACATCATCAGTCCTTGCTCGATCACTATCACGCTTGAGGATGACGCTGGAGACGGGTGGGGCAACTCTCACCTTGGTGTTGCACAGGGCGCACAGCAGTGGATATTTACTGTTGGGCCTGATGAGTTTTCTCAGTCATGGGATCTTACACTTGACTCAGACGAGGAGGTTGATATATACTATTTTGAGATCGGCGGTCCACAACAGCCCCCACAAGAAACTGAGTTTCAGACACTTCACAATTCTGTAGTTGTAACCAACAGCCTTGGAGACACGCTTCTTATTGAGGGCGATAACCCCTTCTTCGATAACGGTCAGGGCGCACTACAGCCTTTCGGTAATCCAGAGTGGAATGTGTATCACTTCACTCCCTACTGCGGTAATAGCTGCCTTCCTTTTGTTTATGGTTGCGTAGACTCAGAGGCTCAGAACTACAATGAGTTAGCTAACACAAGTGACGAGAGTTGCTACTACGCTGCTGGTTGTATGCAGGCTGGATATCTAGAATACTACACTCAAGGGTATGAAGCTGACTTCGATGACGGAAGCTGTCAAGAGTTAGCCGTGTTCGGTTGCACCGATCCAGAGGCAATCAACTTTGACCTAGCTGCGAATGTAGATAACAACGGGTGCATTCCTGTAGTTGTTGGTTGCATGGATATTGACGCCGCTAACTACAATGAAAATGCAAACACCCCAGACAGTGAATCTTGCCTGTATGATGCAGGTTGCATCGGTGAGCCTGGAGATCCATACTGGGCCAACGACTTGTGTTACTCCTGGGTGATTGAAGTAGACCCTTACTGCTGTGAGCAAGGATGGGATAACGCCTGTGTTGATCTGTACGAGTATTGCGAAGAGGGGTCAGCAACATATGTTCTTGACTACAATTACGATGCATCTATCAAGGTGTATCCAAATCCAGTCTCGAAAAGACTAAACATTAGAACAGATAAAAACATAACCACCGAAGTCTACAATATACTGGGTAGACTGGTTGTCCCTAAAACAAACAGTAGGCAAATAGACGTGTCTTCTCTTCCTTCTGGTTTTTATCAAGTTGTTGTTAGATACGACGACAGATACACTGTAAAGAAAATTTCAAAAAAATGAAAAAACTATTAGCTATTGCGATGATGGCAATGAGCTTTTGCTCGTTATCTCAGCCAGACCTGGTTGTAACTGACCTCTACACAGACAGCCTGTGTGTTAGCGGTATAGCCTACTACTCTGTTCACTTCCTTGTAACCAATCAGGGCGATGAACCCAGCGAGTATTTCTGCTATGAGCTAGACGGAAACGAATCCTGTCCAGACACTTCTGGTGGCACTTATCCGTTGAATCCAGGTGGTAATAGATCCTTTGTTGTGGGCTGGCTTAATTTCAATAATTTTGGTGAGCCCCTAACTGTTGAGCTTGTAAACGATGAAGACGAAGTAAACACGTTAAATAATTCATCAACCATTATTATACCAGATCAGCATGAGTGTCCTGCCCTTGAGGTTGATCTCAGCGTAGATACAGTTCTATACGAAACTGGATGCGATGTGTTTGGTCCCTATTTAGAACCAAAAATTTTCATATCCAATCATGGCACCGAAGACATAACGGATTTCTGTGTAAAGTTTCAGGTACTCGGCCAAACAAATGACACTGTTTGTTTTACTGGTCAAAGCTATCTTCCTTTGGGGCCTGGGTCTACGGCTGTTCAGCAGTGGCCTAGAATATATGTAGACGGCGTTCTTAGCCTCCACTTGCTAGATGTAAATGGAGAGAGTGAATTTTGGTGGATCGACTTTGGTCTTGATGAGAACTCATACAATAACACTTATGTGCAGGTGCTCCCTAATATAACCACTTCTTGGTGCACGTCTGGATGCACAGACGGGTTGGCTTGTAATTACATGGGGGATGTATTTATCGACGACGGATCTTGTACCTATGCAGACGCTGGATATGATTGTGATGATGTTTGCTTGAACGACACAGATGAAGACGGAGTATGCGATGAATTTGAAGTCGCTGGTTGTTCCGATGATGCGGCCTGCAACTATGACGCCGATGCCACCGACGACGATGGTTCGTGCACGTTCCCGACCACGGGTTACGACTGCAACGGAGACTGCTTATACGACGCTGATCAAGATGGAATATGCGATCAATTCGAAATACCAGGATGCACTGATTTAGATGCAGACAACTATAACCCTGAAGCTACAGACGATGACGGTACTTGCGAGTATACAATAAACTTAGCGCGTGAGGTGGATTACGTAGAGGATTTGAATGTCTACCCTAACCCCTTTGATGATGTAATTTACGTATCTACCCTTCCTGGATCTCTCTGTAGAGTAAGAGACATGAACGGACGAATCGTCATTGAAAGAACTATGTCCGCTGTTATTAGCATGAACTTGCTGGGAAGCGGGGTTTACTTTGTTGATTGGATACTAGACGGTGAGGTAGCCTTAACGAAGAAGATTGTAAAGAAATGAGGCTGCTATTCGCTATAGTGTTTTGTTTTTTCAGCCTTACTGCTGAGGCTCAGTTCTTAAAGAAGACATTTAAGTTTGCTACGTTCTACACGGCTTTTAGCGGAAACAACTCAGTGTCTGATGTGGATGTATTCTCCGTTTCCAATGGCCCATTGCAAACAGACGTAATTAAGACCCCATTCGATTATGCCTTCACAGCAGGTGTAAGAAAGATAGCTAGGTTTGGATACGAAAACAGAGCCAACAACTTCTATAGCGGAAGCGAGACATCATATAGCGACGCAGCTACAATCGGCAAAATAAAGGGTTTTGAGTTTTTGTTTCAGGGGTCGTATCAAAGACAGCAGGGGATAGAGTTCCTAAATCAAGATCACTTCTTAAGATATGTAGGAGAGCACTGGATAGGAAAGGTAGAGTTCTTGCAGGATGGGTTTGCTGATGTAAGCTACTTCGAGGGGTCTCAAAGGGGTAGAATCAACTTAGGAAAGAAGCTGTCGATAAACCTGGGTGTTGTGCAGAGGTTGTCAGAGCCATACGGGTATGACCCGCTAGGAGAATGGATGCTAGCAAATAACAGCATACACTACACTCAGCTTGCTATACAGGAAGGGTACAATGTAGACTTTGTTACTGGGGAGTTTTTAAATCCTGATGGCGATGTAGTTGCAGAAAACGTTGAGGTATGGGAGTCTGTAGTTGTACCAGAGGTTATTGGAGATTACGTAAACAGAAAGAGAAGTGAACTACCAAGTCAGTGGAACTACTCAGTTATTGCTGGGTTTGATTTCTATCACTTTACAAAAGACTTCTGGCTGCACAGCTGGGCAAATGCCCTTCCCTATCACCTTGCTTCCGACAGCGAGTTCTCTTATCAAAACTTTATTGACGGAGACCAATGGTTTGATTACTCAGGAGGATTGATCTTTGGTTGGAAACTAAACAAAAGCCTAGGGATGTTTCTCGAAGGCAGATACCATAAGTATTGGAACAGGGAGTGGCACAACTTCTCTGTGGGGTTAAATTATGTAATTATTTGATATGGCAAAGAAGTTGAACGAGGACACTAGCTTCCAAGTAAGCGTAAAGACATTAGCTGGCATTGGTGCTGTAATGGCCGCTGTGATTAGCGGTTGGTTTATTTTGCAAGCTGATATTGCAGAAGCAAAGGAGCTACCGCTCCCATCCGAACCAGAGATAACTCGAATGGAGTTTGACATGAAAGACCAGCTAATCAGACAGACAATTATGTCTACTCAAGAAGATGTCACTGAGATCAAGGATGATATGAAAAGGATCGAGGAGAAAATAGATAAACTAAAATGAGAAATGAAAACTCTTGCAATTGCATTATTTGCGCTATTATCAGCAACAGCTTTTATGGCTGTTGTAACGGCTGAGGAATCACCCGTTTGCCAGTCTGGGATTTGCGTGGTTGAATTTAACGCCGCGTTTAACTCTCAGAATAGCGTTGAGTGGATCGACAAGCTAAGCGACTGCGAGGTTGCTAGGGTAGACATCCTGGCTAGTCCTGATATGCAAAAAGAACACAAGATAGTTGTAGTCCCTACGATTATCGTTTTTAATGATGGCGAAGAAGCTGATAGGTTTCAAGCTAACATTATGATGGCTATAGACGCCACCAAGAAAGACGTGCAAAGCGTTATTGATGAAATACTAATGAGCTCGTTCTGATGAAAACGATGAAGTACAAAAAAGGCGGAAAGCTTTCTGTCTCTAGTAAAAAAGTATCTGTAGACCCACCAAGCGGTTATCACTGGATGGAGGAGCAAGGAAGATACTATCTTATGAAGGGGGATTACAAGCCGCACCCTGGAGCTGTAGCTAAAGCAAAGTTTAAGATTGCTAATCACCCCAAGTCATGAAGATTAACAAAAAATATTTAGCTGGTAGTAAAGACCCTAAGCGTCGTGCCGCTCTGATTAGAAGAATTTCAGCTATATACAAGAAGGGTAAGCCATACCCAAAGAACTTAGATCAACTTATGAAACAAAGAGATTCGCTATGAAAGCAAAAAAAGCATACAAAAAAGGGGGTAAGTTCCCTGACCTGACTGGTGATGGTAAGGTCACTCAAGCTGACATTTTGAAAGGCCGAAAGGTATTTAAGATGGGGGGCAAGATGAAGATGTACAAGAAGGGCGGCATGGCTGGACTTAGCGCTGTGCAGAAACAAGTTTATAAGCGCGGCTTAGCTGCTTACATGTCTTCAGGTAACAGACCTAAAGTGTCTCAACACGCTTGGGCAATGGCAAGAGTGAAGAGTGACTTCGGCAAGAAGGAGGCAGCTAAGATCAGGGCTGGAAAAGGGAAGAAAAAATAATGCTTATATTTGCGTTCATATAACCAACAACAATGGCTACTACTACTGCAACACTAACACTTTCGAGCGGGGACCTTACGGGTGACGCTCTCGCGCTCTCTACTACAGCAACACTCACTAAGGCTGGTACGGTTACTGGTCTTGATCAGACTACTGGCGTTGCCAGAAAACTTTTTTCAAGTGCTGTTAGCGCAGAAAAGCTGATTGACAAGGCTCTTTTTTCTGATTGGTCTTCAAGCAATCAGGTGGCGCATAAGGTTTATATCAAGAACCTTTCTACAACTCCTGGCGAGTATATCACAATCGGATTTGACGATGGTTCTAATACTATTGGTATTGGAATGCTTTACGCTGGTGACTTTTTGTTCTTGCCTTACGAGGGTACAAAAGACATTGAGGTTACTACTTCTGACGCAAACATGACTGTTGAGTACTTGGTAATTTACGAAGCATAATGGCAATAGTACGCGCTTCACTCAGCCTTAATAGTGCTGACGTGCTTACAAGCGCGTTGGCCTTAAGCACAGTGGCTAACCTCACTTGCGATTCTGGTAGTTTGATCAGAGCCAAGGTAAAAGGCACGACTGCGGATACGGACGATCTGGTTGTATATAAAGCAAACGATAAAAGCGAAAGAGCTTATATCTATATCAAGAATTTAGAAGGGGAGCTAGAGAATTACATCTACGTAAGAAATGAAACCGAAAGCAACACCGCACTTGTAGCCAAGATTGGAGGTGGTGAGTTCGCTTTTATTCCTTTAGCTCCAGACAAGACTTACGAGGTTATTGCAACTAGAGTTGACAGCCTTATTGAGTACGGTGTGTTTGGTAATGACAACTCAGCAGTTTCTCTAGCATAAAATAAATAAGATATGGCATTTAAAACAGTAACAGTAACGCCAAGCATTCCAACGGGAGAGTATGCGGCGCTTGACGTTCTTTTTAACCCGACCAAGCTACAGCTGCCTTCACGCGGAGCTAAATTAGTATCGCTTTATTTTGCCGATACAAACAAGCAGCTTAATTCCGAGAGCCTGCAAATTTTGTTTTTTCAAAAAAACACGCATGATTTGGGCACACAAAACGCTACAGCCGATATAAGTGTTGCTAACTTCAGGGAAAATCAATTTATCGGAATTTGTAACATGAGCGCTGAATCAGGCGGGGTAGGTCCTTTAGACAATATAAATCTAAGGTTTGGAGATAAGTATCATGACCAGACTGATAACAATGTTACTGGAAATATAGATTTAGTTTTAAGCAGCATTGAAACTGGAAATGCTATTTATGTTGCTGCAATAATTGCGACAACTTCTACGAATCCAAATTTCAGCAGCGCAGATAGCCTTGATATTGTCTTTGGCTTTGAATGCTAATACACACTTAATTAAATAAAATGGAACAAAATACAATCGAAGAGATTGGTGGAATGAAGGTCTTCAGTAATCCTGAGGACCTTGCTGCGTCTATGAACAGCACACCAGAACAACCAGCTGTACAGGCTGAAGAGCAACCACAAGCTGAACAAGTAACACCTGAACAGCCTACGGTAGAAGAGACTCCAATGCAAGAAACTCCCGTACAGGAGATGCAGGCGGAGCAACCAACACAAGAGAACGAGGTTCAGCAGGAAACTGCCGAGCCAACATCTAATACAGAGTATTCTGAAGGCGAACTCGAAGGAGCTGTTATGGAATTTCTAAGCAACCGCTTGGGAAGGGAGATCAGTTCTTTTGATGAGTTTGAAAATACTCAACAAGCTGAAGCAAGCGCTATTGACGAGCGTGTTGAAGCCATCGCAAAGTTCGTAGAGGAAACGGGCCGAGCACCAGAGGATTGGTTTAGGTATCAGTCATTGAATCCAGAAGGTATGGATGACATGACAGCTATTCGCATTCAAATGGCGAATGAATACCCCAACCTATCTTATGATGAGCTAGACTTACTCGTTAACAGCAAGTACAAAGTTGATCCAGACCTTAATACTGAGGGAGAGGTTCAGCTTGCACAACTACAGCTTAAAATTGATGGTGATAAAGCGCGTCGAGACATCGAAGGGATTAGAGGTAAATACTCTGCCCCTGAAGCTGTCGAGTCAGCGCCTCAATCGCTTATTAATGACGAATGGGTGGCGGCAATGTCTAAGGAAGTTAACGATCTCACAGGTCTAGAGTTTGACCTAGGGAATGAGAAGACTTTCGAATTTGGCCTTGACGACAACTACAAGTCGCAACTAATAAATAAGAATGCTCGTCTTGACGAGTACTTCGATGATTACGTGAGGGAGGACGGAAGCTGGGATTACGATATGCTGTCTTCGCATAGGGCTTTGATTGATAACATTGACAAAATTGTCAAGTCTGTTTACACCCAAGGGTTGGGTGACGGTCAAAAAACTATCGTGAACACAGCGGCTAACGTATCTACGCAGACAGCCCCTACTACGAATCAAAATCAAACAAATCCGTTAGCTGACCAACTTAAAAATATTCTTGGCGGTCAGTCTAACAAACTAACTTTTAAAGTCTAAAAATTATGGCTACTACTGCTGCGGCGGCAGGTGGTGTGGACGGAGCTAAGTCCAACCTGCGATTATCGCCCGAAACTTATACTACTATCGGCACTTTGCTGGATCAAAACAAAGATTTTGTAATTCCTCAACTTGTCGAAACATATGGTGATCAAGGTATCACTGGGATGTTGAAATTAACTGGCGCTATTAACGCTGGAGGTACTTCTGATGAAGTACGATATCACGAAGTCGGAAGACGTCACAGAACAGTTTCTGTTACAGCAACTTCGTCAAAATCTGGAGACCAAACAACTATTGCTTTCGCTGCTGATGGCACTGATGGTATTCCTTTTGGTGCTAACGATGTATTGATGGATAGCGCTGACGGTAGACGCTATATCGTTATTTCCATTGATACTGCTAGTCCTGGAACTGCTGATGCAGCTGTTGTTGCTTCATTGGACGGTGAGGCTGCGGTAGCTGACGCTACTTCAACTCGTGACTGGATTGTTCTTGGAAACCTATACGGACAAGGACAAGAGCAGCCATCTCACTTCACTGATAGTGATATCGTAAAGCGTCAGAATCCATTTATGATTGTTAAGGACCGCTACCAAGTGAGCGGTTCACAAGCAACCAATATCGGCTGGGTTGACACT